CGGTGCCTCAGCAGGTACTTCTGGAGTTAATAGAACCTCAGGTATAAATGGTTTAAGTGGTACTTCTGGTGTAAACGGTGCCTCAGCTGGTACTTCTGGAGCTAATCAGACTTCAGGTATAAATGGCGGTAACGGTACTTCAGGTATAAATGGTACATCTGGTACAAGTGGTGCTGCTAATACAAGTGGTGTTTCATTCTCAGGTACATCAGGTATTAGTGGTGGTACTTTTAACTGTACCCCATATGTAGTGTATGCTGTAAGTGCCTCCCAAGTCCAAACTGCATGTTTCTTATATGTTGATGATCCTAATGATAGATTAGGTATTAATGTTACTCCTTCCTATACTTTAGATGTATCAGGCGATACCCGAATTGCTAATGGATCTTTAGGTGTAGGTGTAACTCCAAATGCTACCGATGGTAGAATTGATGCTAGTAATGATATTGTAGCATTCTCATCTTCAGATAAAAGATTAAAAGAAAATATTCAAACCTTACAAGATTCTTTATCTAAGGTAATAAATTTAAACGGAGTTGAATTTGATTGGATTGAAGAAACTAAAATAGCTCACGGACATGAAGGACACGACTATGGTATAATAGCTCAAGAAGTACAAGCAATAATGCCAGAAGCAGTAAGAACTAACAGTACTGGATATTTAGCTGTAAGATATGAAAAATTAATTCCATTACTAATCGAAGCTATTAAAGAACAACAAAAACAAATTGATGAACTCAAAAATAGATTAAAATAATTTGGAAATAAAAAAGAAAGTTATTAACTTCAAGCGTTATGAAAAAACTACTTTATATAGCCCCCCACTTATCAACTGGGGGGCTTCCTCAATATCTGGTTAAAAAGATAGAGTTATTAAAAACCCATTATGAAATTTATCTTATAGAATGGGTTAACCATACAGGAGGGGTATTTGTAGTTCAACGAAATAAAGCTATATCTCTTATAGATTCTGATAAATTTTTTACTTTAAGAGAAGACTTTAAAGAAGAAATTTTAGATTTAATCAAAATCATTAAACCTGACATTATCCATTTAGAAGAAATCCCAGAATTCTTTATGGATAATCATATAGCTAAAAAAATCTATACATCTGATAGAAATTATGCTATAGTTGAAACATCACATGATTCATCATTTGATACAACCCAAAAACGATTCTTCCCAGATAAGTTTATGTTTGTATCAGAATGGCAAACACAACAATATAAAGATATAAATGTTCCTAAGGTTGTAGTATATTATCCTATCGAATATATGGAACGACCCGATCGTGGAGAGGCATTGCGTAAATTAGGCTTAGATCCCGCTAAAAAACACATTTTACATGTTGGGTTGTTTACACCCCGCAAAAATCAAGCTGAATTTTTTGAATATGCTAAGGCGTTACCCGAATATGAATTCCATAGTGTAGGTAATCAAGCAGATAACTTTAGACATTACTGGGAACCCTTAATGGCTGATAAACCTAATAATTTAACCTGGTGGAACGAACGTAGTGATGTTGATAATTTTTATCAAGCTATGGATTTATTTCTATTTACTTCACGAGGACATGATCGCGATAAAGAAACCATGCCTCTAGTAATTCGTGAAGCTGTCTCATGGAAATTACCCACCTTAATTTATAACCTCCCAGTATATTTAGACTATTGGAATAATTTTAAAACTATTAAGTATTTAGATTTTAATGATTTTGAAAAAAATTGTAAAAAAATTACTCAAGTTTTAGAAAATATAGTTGAAATTAACCCTGAAGAAGAAGCATTTATAATTTCAACCTACCCTAACTCAGATAGTGTAATTGAAACTACTAAAAAATGTGTAGAAGCAGCTAAATCATCAGGTAGAAAAGTTATTTTAACTTCACATATTCCTATCCCTGCAGAACTATCAAAATTAGCTGATTATTCTATAAACGATAATAATAATATCTTAACAAGACATTCTTACTATTGCAACTATTTTAATAGTAATGAACAATATGATGTTCATGTTAATTTAAGAGGCAACGACAATGATGTATATCACGGTCCAAGTTGTTATTCAAATTATTACAACGGAGCAGCTTTAGCTAATAATCTAGGTATTAAAAAACTATATTTTTTAAACTATGATTATATTTTATACAACGAAGATTTTATCAACAAAATTTCTAAAACACTAGAAAATAAAAAAGCATATCTAGGTAAATACAAGGCCGCCGAAGGTGATACAGTATACACCTACTTCTTAGCTATTAACTCAGATTTTTATTTAAAAAATATTCCACAAATCCTATCAGCAGGTGATTACGAAAATCTCTGGAAAGAATGGGGTAGTGAATCAAACGGGTACGAAAACATGATGTACCATGCTTTTAAAGATAAAGCAGATATTCATTATGATTACGAGTTTGAACAACACGTTTTAAATACTTTTAATCACGAGGATTTTTCACGTGTAGAATATTTTACAGTTTTACCTACTAATAAAGAAAATACAATATCTACTTTTATTAGGATATCTAACGCTAAAGAAAATAAAATAATTAAAACTTATCTTTTAGATGATGATTTAGAAATTTTAGTAGATACTATAGAGGTTCATAACAAAGTTGACCATTACAAACTTTTACCGTACATTAAAAATCAAAAGATTAAATTTGAAATCTATGATTTAAACGGATTAATAGATATAAAAGTTTTATCTGTAGATAATTTAGAACAAAACGGATTACTTACTATTAAATGAAAATCTGCCAAATAAACCCAGGTTGTGGAATCCCTGTACCCCCTCCAGGCTGGGGTGCAATTGAAAAAATCGTATGGGAATTTACTTGTAATCTAAAAGAGTTAGGACATGAAGTAGACATCCGTTGGGCGAACGAAATCCAACAAGGTGAATATGATATAGTAATGGTTCATGTAGCTAACTTAGCCAATCAATTAGCAGAAAGAGGTATTCCTTATATTTTCCAACATCACGATCACCATGCTTTTGTATATGGTAAAGACTCTTATGTTTACCAGGAAAACTTAAAAGCAATGGAACGCTCTTTACTTTCACTAGTTCCCGCTCGTTATTTGGTAGATTATTTTGATACTAATAAAGTAGAATATTTTTCTCATGGTGTTAATATTAAAGAATTTTATCCAACTAACCCCCCTCTTCACCATAAATTATTAATGGTTGCTAACAATGGATTAGCAGGTAATTCAGGACATGATAGAAAGGGATTTGAATTAGGGATTAAGTTAGCCATGGCATTTAATCTTCCTATTACAATTGCGGGTCCCCTGAATAATGCTAATTTCTTTAACAACAATTCATGGGTAAATGGGTACCCTCACCTTAATGTAATATATGATGTATCTCCTCAAGATTTAGTTAAATTATATCAAGAGCATACTATTTTTATCCATCCTAGTGAAATAGAAGCAGGTCATCCTAATTTAACTTTAGTTGAAGCTGCTGCTTGTGGGTTACCTACTGTTGGTTGGATTGAGTTAGAAACTGATTTTAATGGGATGTGGAGAGCTCCTCGTGATTTTAATAAATTAGTAGAAGGATTAAGATATGTAATCGAAAATTATAGTAGATGTCGTGCTGATATTATTCAAACCGCTACTAATTTAAATTGGTATCATAGAAGTAAAGATTTAGTTGATTTATTTAAACGTTTTGCATGAAAGAAATTCTAATTCAAGAATACGAATCTATTAATATTTTAGGTATTTCTAGTAAAGAACCTACAAATAATTTTTATTATAGTTTTGTTAACGGTGCTACTTGTGAAATTAGTGGGCCATTAAATAAGGAATATAAAATAAAATTTTTTGATTCATTTAAAAATCAATTAATTCACGAGTCTATTATTAAAAATAATATGTGGACTCGTACCACAGCTCAATATTATATCCCTTGGAGAGTAGAAGTGTACGATAACGAAACACAAGAATTAGTTAACACTCACCATTTTAATGCTAAAGGTAAAAGAATTTATATTCATTTAGACTCGGCAGCATTAGGTGATACTTTAGCCTGGTTCCCTTATATAGATGAATTTAGAAAAGTTCATCAATGCCATGTTATTACTTCTACTCACCACAACGATTGGTTTGAATCCACTTACCCTGAATTAGAATTTATAACCCCAGGAACAGTTGCTGAAAATATTTATGCTAAATTTGCTATAGGGTGGTTTTATCAAGACAAAGAATTGGATTTATCAAAACATCCAATTGATGTTAAAACTATATCTATGCAACAAACCTCCACTTCTATTTTGGGGCTACAGCATAAAGAAATTAAACCTAAATTAAGCTTTAAGGATAAAGGTAAACAGATAGAAGGAGACTATGTTGTTATAGCCCCACATGCCTCATCACATGCCAAGTATTGGTTATATCCGGGGGGTTGGCAAGCTGTAATTGATTATCTAAATGAAAACGGGTATAAAGTTTTAATGGTTACCCAAGAACCTTTAGGTGATAATTGGCATGATTCTAAATTAGGTAGTACTTTAAAAGGAGTAATTGATAAAACTGGATCATATCCTCTAGAAGACAGGTACAACGATATCATACACGCTAAAGCCTTTATAGGAATGGGAAGTGGTCTTAGTTGGTTAGCCTGGTCTACCTCTACACCTATTATTCTTATTTCTGGATTTTCTAAACCTTATACTGAATTCCAAAATTGCATTAGGGTATTTGATTATACTCCTAATTTATGCACAGGATGCTTTAACAAACATTGGCTAGACCCAGGGGATTGGGAATGGTGCCCCGAACACAAAAATACTGAAAGGCAATTTGAATGCACAAAACATATAAAACCTGATGTAGTAATTAACGCTCTTAATAAAACCCTTAATATTTATTAATATGGAAGTGAAAACTTTAACAGAAGACGAACTAAACAGTCTTAGGTCTTACGATGAAAAACAAACTCAGTACAGTAACGCTTTAGGAAGTGTAGAATACCAAATGGCTTTACTTAAAGCAAGCAAAGCTAAAATTGAAGAATATATCTTAAAATTAGAAGAAGAAAATCAAAAACTTAGCGAAACTCTTACTCAAAAATATGGTTTTGGGCGTATAGATTTAGAGACTGGAGAGATTACAATTGGGTAATTTCTAAAGTTACAAGTTATATTTTAATGGTTATTATATTTTTTTTGAGAAACTCTTACATATTTATAATAAAACCTAAAATATAACTTTACAATGGCAGAAACTTTACTTTCACCTGGAGTATTAGCCCGTGAGAACGACCAGTCATTTCTTACACAACAACCTGTTCAAGCTGGGGCTGCTCTTATAGGTCCTACTGTTTTGGGAGAAGTAAACATTCCAACTTTAGTTACCTCATATTCTGATTTTGTTAATAGATTTGGCTCTGCTTTTTTAAGTGGCGGTCAACTTTTTAGCTATTTAACCAATATATCAGCGTACAACTATTTTCAAAATGGTGGTACTACTCTTTTAGTAACTAGAGTTGCTTCAGGATCATGGACATCCGCTAACAGCACTCCTATTTATAATGAAAATGAAACTGGTAATTTAGTAGAAACTCTTAATGCTCTATCAGGTTCAATTACTACCCCTCCTTCAGCTTCAGCTGGGACTTATACTGGTATAACGGGTTCTGCTACTAGTGGTACAGGTGTAGGAGCATTATTTAATATTACTTTAGCTTCAGCTAGTATTGTCTCTAGCATTATAGTTTCAGGTTCAGGTACGGGGTATGCTGTAGGTGATACTATTACATTCTCTTCAGCTTCATTAGGAGCAACAGGTGTAGGTACCAATATGGTAATTACTTTAATTGCCGATGATATTGAAAATCAAAATGCTTTTGTATTAAAAACTCTCAGCCAAGGTAATATCATGAACAACTCAGGTTCAGAAGATAATTACGGTGCTTTAACAAGTGGTTCAGCTTATAATGTTAGATGGCAAGTTGTTAACAGAGATGTAACTAATGGTATCTTTAGCTTATTAATTAGACAAGGTGATGATACTACAGATGAAACCAATGTTTTAGAAACTTGGACTAACTTATCACTTGACCCAACTCAACCTAACTACATTTCAGCAGTACTTGGTGATACTTATAAAAAAGTAACTACTGTAGGTGGTGATACTTACATTGAAGTAGTAGGTAATTATCCTAACCAATCTAGATATGTTTACGTTAGCCAAGTAAATGCATTAACTCCTGGATATTTTGATAATGCCGGTATAGCTAAAAACCAATACACAGGTTCAATTCCTGTAAATGCTAGTGGTTCATTCACTGATGGTACTGGTAAAACTGTATATGGTCCCGGAGCTAAATTCTACAACCAAATCTCAGGATCAACAAACATTCAAGGTATAAATGCAAGTGATTATAACACTGCAATTAGCCTTCTAGCAAACCAAGACGAATACTTATTCAATAATATTACAGCTCCGGGTTTAACTGCTGCTGATAATACAAGCCAAGTTACTAATTTAATTAGCCTTTGCCAAAACAGAGGTGATGCTATCGCAATTATTGATACTGTACCTTATGGTGCTGAAACAGCAACTGTAATTCAAAGAGCAGGTACTTACAATTCTAGCTATGCAGCAACGTATTGGCCTTGGTTACAGACTATCGATCCAAGCACAGGTCAATTAGTTTGGGTTCCTGCTTCTACTATGATCCCATCAGTATACGCTTTCACTGATAGTGTTTCTGATCCATGGTTCGCACCAGCAGGTATTAACAGAGGTGGTTTAGCCACTGTAGTAAGACCAGAACAAAAGCTTACTCAAACCCAACGTAATAACCTCTATGTAGGTAATGTTAACCCAATTGCAGTATTCCCAAGCACCGGAGTATCAGTATACGGTCAGAAAACATTACAGAAAAAAGCATCTGCACTTGATCGTGTAAATGTTAGAAGATTGTTAATTTCTCTTAAGTCTTACATTTCTCAAGTAGCAAATAACCTAGTGTTTGAACAAAACACAGTAGCTACAAGAAACCAATTTTTAAGCCAAGTTAACCCATATCTTGAATCAGTTCAGCAACGTCAAGGTTTATACGCCTTCAGAGTGATTATGGATGATTCTAATAACACAGCTGATGTAATTGATAGAAACCAGTTAATTGGTCAGATTTATCTACAACCAACTAAGACCGCTGAATTCATTTACTTAGATTTCAACATCTTACCAACCGGAGCTTCTTTCCCAGCGTAATTCCTTAAAACCTGAATATTTATAATTAAATAATAATATAAAGAACAATGCCAGTACTAGACCCAAACGAAATATTTTTTACAGCATTTGAGCCTAAAATTCCTAATAGATTCATAATGTATGTAGATGGTATTCCTGCATATATCATTAAAGCTATATCTGCTGTAGGATTTGATCAAGCAGAAACTGTTCTTAACCATATCAACGTATATCGCAAAATTAAAGGCAAAACTAGATGGAACGATATTACAATGACACTGTTTGATCCAATCACTCCTTCAGGTGCACAGGCAGTAATGGAATGGGTACGTTTGCACCACGAATCTGTAACAGGTAGAGATGGTTACTCCGATTTCTATAAAAAGGACGTGACAATTGATATTCTAGGTCCAGTAGGTGATATTGTTTCTGAATGGATTATCAAAGGAGCATTTATTAAACAAGCTAGTTTTGGTGACTACAACTGGGATACTGATAACGTAGCTACTAACTTAACAGTAGTGTTAGGTATGGATTACTGTGTACTAAACTTCTAAAAAAGTTTACATATTTCACAAAGAGAGCTTGGCTTCGCCAAGCTCTTTTTTTATCTTACTACTCAATCTATAAGGGATAGGTTCTTTGACATCTAAATACTAAACAAAACTATGGAAATTACATCATTTATTTTAGGTGTAGCTGCGGTCATTACTATATTAATGGTTGTGGTTACGTTTATGAATTTTATGGAAATTAAAAATCTCCAAAAACAAATCAATATTCTTCAAAATATTGATGAAGCAATTATTCGTGACAACGATGCTCTTGAACATAGATGCATAAATTACACAGATCTATTAAATAATAATACTCGACAAGAATTAGAAAATCTCTATCGTCATATTGATAGTAGAGCTGATAAACTAGAATCTAAAGTGTATAAAGATTTTGATCTTATTCGTACACAAGGTAAATCTTATTAATTAACCCGTTAAAGAACCTCCCTTTATAGTATTTATAAACATATTAGTTATAATAAATAATTTATGAGCGAAACAAAATTCCCAACCGAAGTTATAGAGCTTCCATCTAAAGGCTTACTTTATTCTCCGGGCAGTGCTTTATCTAGTGGTAAAGTTGAAATGAAATACATGACTGCCAAAGAAGAAGATATTTTATCCAACCAATCCTATATACAACAAGGAATAGTATTGGATAAATTGCTCCAATCATTAATTATTTCTCCTATTAACTACGATGAGTTAGTTGTAGGGGATAAAAATGCCTTGATGGTTGCTTCTCGAATTTTAGGATACGGTGCCGATTATACCTTCACATATTTGGGTAAAAAGTACACAGTAGATCTTAGTAAACTGGAGAATAAAGTTTTAGACGAATCTTTACTAGATTCTAATAAAGAATTTGCCTTCACACTACCAGCTACAGGTACTGAAATTACTTTCAAAATTTTAACTCATGCTGATGAGAAAAAAATTGAAGCTGAATTAGCAGGCCTTAAAAAACTTAATCAAGAAGCTAACCCAGAATTATCTACTAGATTAAAGCATATCATTACCTCAGTAGGTAACAATAGAGATGTAAAAACTATTAGAGAATTTGTAGACACTTATCTTCTTGCTAGAGATTCTAGAGCTTTTAGAGATTATATGCGTAAAGCTAGTCCAGATGTAAATTTAGTATTTACTACTGATGGTGGAGAGGAGGCTGCTTTGCCTATAGGGCTTAACTTTTTTTGGCCTGACTTTTAATAACGCCCCCCAATACAGAGTAAGTGTATTCTCTCAAATCCATGAAATAGTATTCCATGGAAATGGAGGGTACAACTTTGAAACTGTATATAACATGCCTACATGGTTAAGAAAATTTGTTTTTAATAAAATTAAAACATATTATGACGAGCAAAATAAGAGCACTGAAGAAATATCTAATAAAAACACTAATAGTGTAGTTGACCCTTCAGGTAAGGTTAATAAAGAACTATTTAAACAGACCTCACCCTTTAAAGTAAAGGCAGGTCCTAAAAAAGTTTAAATTTTGAATATTTATTAACGAATTATGGCAGATAATACAAGAGATCCATTTGAGGGAGCTAATGAATCCCAAGATAGATTTTCTAGGAATTTTCGTGAAAATACGGAATTTCTTAGAGATGCTTTTACTTCTTTAGGATTTCAAATTCAATCTACGATTGAAAATGCTATTGATTCTTCCGAAAAACTTACCTTTGTTTCTAAAAAAATTGCAGAATCTTATAATAAAGATATCTTCAATGCCATCAAAGGATTTAATAGAAACCTTGATCAATCTATAACACTACAGTTAAAAGCTCAACAAGGTCTTTTAACACAAAAAGAGATTCAAAATGCTCGTATAGCAATAGAGGCCAAATCCGAAGCTATCCGACAAAGAATCAAGATCCTTCAAGATTCAGAAGTTAAATTAACTAAAGCTCAAAAAACACAACTTGAAAAATTAACTAGTGAATTAACAATCCAAGAAAGTTTAGCTACACAACAATTAGAAGCTATAGAAGCTACTAATAAAGCTGAACAGGATAAAATAACTACTTTAGATAAAACTGGAAAAGTTTTAAGAGATAATTTAGATGCCATTGATAAAAGTGGCACTTTATCTAAAGTATTTAAAGGAGATATTTCAGAAACATTTAGTAAAGCCAATCTTCTTAAATTATCTTTAATAGCAATTGCTAAAGGGGTATTTGACGCTTCTGAGCAAATGGCTTCTTTTAGAAAAGAAACTGGAATAAGTTATTCTAATTCTTTACTATTAGCAGGTGAACTTAGAACTGTTGCACTTACTAGTAACGATGCTTTTATAACATCCGCAAAATTAGCTAAATCTTTTACAGACTTATCTTCTGAATTTGGTTCTATTGCTAATACTAGTGGCCAAACCTTAGAAACATTTACTAATCTAACTCAAAGATTAGGTTTAGGAAATAAAGAAGCAGCCCAATTAACTTTATTAGCTAAAACACAAGGAGATAATACCGAAGTTGTTTTAGATAATGTTAGTTTAACTGTTGATAAACTTAATGCCCAAAAAGGAACAGGAATACTTGTTAAACAAGTATTTAGTGATATAGCATCTGCATCTAAATCTATTGTTGTTAGTTTAGGAATGAATCCTAACCTTTTAGCTGAAGCAGCAACCGAAGCAAGGCAATTAGGATTAAATTTACAACAGGTTGATAAAATAGCCGAATCTTTACTTCAGTTTGAATCATCTATAACAAATGAGTTAAAAGCTGAATTACTTATTAATAAGGATATTAATCTTGAACAAGCAAGATTATATGCTTTAACTAATGATATAACAAATTTAACCAAAGAAATAGGTAAAAACCAGGAAATCATTGATACCTTTGCAACTGGTAATAGGATTCAACAACAAGCTATTGCTGAAGCTATGGGTATGTCTCGTGAAGAGATGGCACAAATGGTTTACCAACAACAAGCTTTAGATATTGGTGCCGAAGGTGTTAGAGAAAAATTTGGTGAACAAGCATACGAACAATTAAAAGCTAGAAGTGCAGCCGAAAAATTCCAGGATACTTTAACTAAAATACAAGATATCGTAGGTAGTCTTGGAGTTCTTTTTGCCCCTGTGTTAGATGCATTTGCATTTTTAGCAGAACATACAGCGGCTGCTGCTGTAGCTATGGGTGTTTTAGCTAGTATTTCTTTAGGAAGAACTATAGCAGGATTAACTGTTATGGCGATTCAAGCAGGAATTTTAAGTGCCGGAGCTATTACAGCAAATGCTGCTATTAGTTTTGGTGTTGGTATAGCTGCTGTAGGAGCAGCTGTTGCTATTGGTTTAGGAATATTAGCTAATGCTAAACAAGAAGCTACACAAGATATTACTACTATGGATGATGGTATCATCCCTTCAGGATACGGAAATACCATAATTAAAAAAGGAAAAAATACTATAGCATTAAATAATAGTGACCAAACAGCTATAGTGGCAGGAACCAATCTAGGAGGAGGAGGTAATGATGCAATGATTCAGGAATTTAGAGAAATGAAAAATATTTTAAGTAGTCTTTTAGCTAAAGATTCTAACGTCTATTTAGACAGTAATAAACTTAACAGTGGTCTTAAAACCGCTCGCATAGGAATCAAATAATCTAATATTTATACGAAAGGTTACATTGAGTTTTTTAACTTAATTTTTTAATTTAAACTTTATAACT